GGACATTTAATAGGAATAGCGATTACAATTTTAGCATTGTATTTCTATTTTAAATGTAATTGGACTAAAAAAGGGAAATTTAGTGTTAATGCTAGTAATGTATCAGATAAAATATTGGGTTTCTTAGTATCATGTTGTTGTAGTATATGTTATGTAGCATATCATTTAGCTATTCCATGTTAAATAATTCTTTATATCGTTTTTTAAATAATAATTCATATCCTATAATAATTAAACTGATTGATACTATTAAATATATATGATTACAATTTCTAACATCTACAATTGTTTCTAATAATCTATATATATATCCATCTTCTTTTTTAACATTTCTTATCATACATTCAATTCTACTAAATGTACATTTTCTATAGTTGAATATCCATTTAAATGTAAAAAATATAAGTAATCCTAAATATAATCTAGGTATTTTATGATTATTTATTATTAGATATAATCCTAATAATAAATATAAATAAATGAATGATATTAGATACATTATATAATATTATACATTAAAATAAACCATAGTATATCTTTCACCTTTAAAAGGTTGTGTTTCATGAAAATATTGGGATCCATTAAATTTATAAAATTTATTTCTTATATTGTGTTTCTTGGGATTTTTGTCATTTTCATCCCAAACCATAAGTTCACCACCGGTGTAATCACCTAAACCAATTATATATGATTCCCCTACATTACGACCATCTTTATGTTTAGCACATCTATGATTTTTATTATATTGAATAGTAGTGTATTTAAAATTAGGATCATGTAATTTTAAAAGTAAACGTGTATTATTGTATAATTCTTTAAATTTAGGATCTTTAGTTCTAACTGATAATTCTTGTTTATGACCTTTAATATTAGCCCAATATGGGATTAGATTAATCATACCAAGTACAAAACCTTCATAACTAATTTGACCTTTTTTCATAACATTTTTTCTACTTTCATTTAATGGGAAATTAGTGCTTCTTAGAATTTCTAATAATTTCTTTTTTTGACAAGGAACTTTTTTACATATAGTTTTTTTAGATCCTTTCTTTTTAGTTTTTTTATTTAATTTTTTATTTCCTCTTGGTAATAAACAAGTCATTATATAATATTATATATTAAAATTTATTTATAATAGTATTATGAATATATGTGAAATAATTATCAAAATCAATATGATATAAAACAGTAGGATTATTAATTTCTTGATAATAAAACCATCCAAAAGGTATATATAAAATATCAAATGGTTTCATTAATACTTTTCCACCATATTTACTAATATCTTCTATATTTTTGTTTTGAATTAATTCTCTATGTTTAGGATGAAATAAATAAATGAAATATTCATCACCAATTAAATTACTGATGACGTGAAAATTATTTTTACAACGTAATAACAATACAGATTCTTTTTTATCATAATATGATAATGATTTTTCAATATTACAAGTTATATCACTATTTAATAAATTATGATCATAATTAATAGTAAGATTTTGTTCTCTAAATACGGATTGATTTTTATAACATGGTTTTAAATCAGTTAATAAATTATCATATTTAATATCTTTAGGAAGATTTATTAATATAGGATTTTTATGATATAAACTAATTTTAAGATTGAGTTTATTAGTGACAGGTTTTAATTCACAATTTTCGTTAATTAAATAAAGATTAAATATGAAATAAAGATTTAATATTATAAATAATATTATTATGATAAATAATAACATATATAAAGACAAAATAATATATAATATAAAAATGACCGAAGTAGGACAAGTAATTCGCTTTGATCATAGAAAAGGATATGGTTTCATTGACGTATTAAACAAAGATTCTGATAATTATGGACGAGAATTATTTTTCCATTTTTCAGAAATTAAATGTGAAAACTCTTTTAAGAAAGTATTTCCAGGTGAGATTGTTTCATTTAATGTTACAAGAAAAGAAGGCGAAGAAAGAGATGTATGCACAAATATCAAAGGTCCATTTGGGGCAACTATGATGATTGATCATCCAAGATATATGTTTAGAATTACACCGAAACGTGTAATGAATGAAAGTATTCATGAAGCAGGACCATCAAAAGATGTTGATTAATTACTTAATCTTTTATAATATTAATATTATCATCTACACATGTAAGTAAATACATATATTTTAATAATTTATTTTTATTCTTACTTTTAGATTTAATTCCTTTAGAATCAAGTTTAGATTGAATATCGTTAATATTCATTTTACTAAATTTGGTTAATATATCTTCTAATTCTTTATTTTTATCTTTACCTTTATCATTTATTTTAACAGAAATAGTTTTTGATTTATATTTATTTTGTTTTTTTTTAGTTTTTTTTTTAACTTTATGTAATTTAACTTCAGAAACAGAATTTATTTTATCTACTTTATCTACTTTATCTACTTTATCTACTTTATCTACTTTATCTACTTTATCTACTTTATCTACTTTATCTGTTTTACCGGAATTATGTGATACACCCATATTTTCCTTAAAACTTAATTCAGTAGGTATAAACGAACTAGTTTTACTTATTTTTTTCCCTTTTTTATGTGATAATATTTTAATTTTTTTAGGATGTTTTAGAGATTTTTTCTCAAGTTCTTTTTTATAATCTTTTAATATAGGACTTTTTTTTGCTTTGGGTGATTTAATTTTCTTAACATTAATATCTTTAAAATCTTCATATAATTCCATATATATTATATTATATTATTATTTTTCATTATCTTGATATAATTCAATTTCAACACATATTCGATTAATACATAGTTCATCGTCTTCATATATTTCGAAGAATATATTATTAATAACTAAATCACCCGGATAATCTTCTTTCCATAATTCTTTTAATGAATCTTTAACAAATTGTTTAAGATGATCTTTTTTAGAATAGTATAAATCAGATATAACTTTTTTAATTTTGTCTTTTTCTATGATTTTTAAATTATTATCACTTAAATATTTATTATAATTTTCTTTAACATAAAATATAATAAGATCTTTTACTGTTCTTTCTAATTTACTCATTTGTTTGATTAATATTATATTTATATTATTTAAACATATTCTTATATAATAAATATGCTATTTTTTAATCTATGTAAATGTTTATTTATAGGATCATTAATAAAATATAATTTATATGATGAAAGATTAATAAAAATATTATTAAAAACTATTCATAAATGTGGGATAATACCTGTAAAAATGGTACAATGGATTTTACCACCATTAAAAGCCATGGATACTGACAAGAAAATATTAAATATTTTTGAGAACGTATATGAAAAATGTCCTAATCATAATATTGAATATACAGAACAAATTTATAAAATGGATTTTTATGATGATATATCTACAGAATATGATATATTAGATATAATAGGTTCAGGTAGTATAGCACAAGTATATAAAATAAAAGATAAATCATCTGATAAATTCTATGCTATGAAAGTTAAACATCCTAATGTAAAAAAACAATTTAATATAATAAATTTTTATCTTAAAATAATATTTAGTATAATATCATTTAATAAGATAATACCTGTAAATTTAAATGATTTCTTAAAGCAATTTAAATTACAATTAAATTTTGTAAATGAAGGAAATAATTTGTTAAAATTTGGTGAACTATATAGAAATAATATATTGTATAAGATACCTAATGTATATAAATTATCAAAAAATATAATAATAATGGATTATATAGAAGCAGATACAATAGAAAAATTCAGTGATAATAATATAAAATACTCAAAATATAATTTAGAGATATTTATTTTTTCAAATAATAATTTATTTGTTAATAATTTTAATCATGGTGATTTACATAATTACAATTGGAAGATAACTAATGATAAAAAAATTGTCATATATGATTTTGGATTATGCTGGGAAATGAAAGATAATACATTAATAAATATATTTAATGAATTATTAGATGGTTTTCATATTAAAGATATGAATATAGTATATAGTTCATTTAAACGATTTATATTGTATGACTCAAATATAGATGAATACATTATAAAAACATATTTTAATGATCATATGAAGAATGTTAATAGATTTATGGATATTTCAAAACATTTATTATTATTTGGTACAAAATATAACATTAGATTAGATCTAAATTTATTATATATAATAGTATCTTGGCAACATACATTATTAATATTTATGAGAAATTACAGTGATAAAAGAGATGTGTTTGAGATAAATAATTTACGATCAGAAGAATATAATATCTGTGATTATTATGATATATTACCCGGATATAGAAAATTTTTAAAAAATCAAATATTAAATTACAACAAAAATGATGATATAGATTATGATAATTTACGTAAGTTTATTAAATAGAATATAATTATGTGAATAATATATGTTTAAATTTATATTTAATTTATCTAAATTATTATCATATTCTTTTTATATTAAAAAAAAATATGATTATAATCATAAAATAAGTAATAAAGATCTTAATATAATAAATAAATATATAAATAATTGTGGTTGTATTGTGATAAAATGTGTTCAATGGTTGATACCTATTTTAGATAAAGAAGATATTGATGATAAAATATTAAACATGTTATCTAATGTATATGAAAATAATTTAAATCAAGATATTAAATATACAAATAAAATATATAAATATCAGTTTAATAAAGACATTAGTGATGAATATGATATAGTTGATGTGATAGGATCGGGGAGTATTGGTCAAGTTTATAAAATAAAATGCAAAAAATCTGGAGAAAAATATGTTATGAAAGTTAAACATCCGAATATTGAGTCACAAATAAATTTATTTAGAACTATATTTACATATATTTATAATATAAAAATATTCAATAAATTATTTTATAAATATTTTCCATTTAATTTGATTGATTTCTTAGATGATTTTTATAAACAATCTGATTTTATAAATGAATCGAATAATATATTATATTTTTATCATAAATATCAAGATAATCCATATATAATAATACCAAAATTAATAAAAACATCTGAAAATATAATAATAATGGAATACATAGATGGTAAATGTTTAGATGATTTAGATATAAATGAATATAATAAATCAAAAATAATAATATTATTATATTTATTTATTCGTAATAATTTATTAATATTAAATAATAATCATGGTGATTTACATAAATATAATTGGAAAGTATCAAATGATAAATTAAATAATATATATAAAATAATCATATATGATTTTGGTTATTGTTTTAAATTAACAAAATTAGAATATGATAATATATCAATGTTATGTGATTTAATGGTTAGTAATGATGAAAATATGGATAATTATAATAAATTTTTAAAATTTTTATATGATAAATCATCATTAAATATAAATGTAGAATATAATAATAGAATTACTGAACCCTCTGTATTATTAGAACAAATATTGAAAATATCAAAGGAAAATAATATTATGATTAAAAGATACAAAGTATTAAATACATTATTACTTATGTCATTAGTTGATACATATTTTCAGAAATACAGTATAAACAATAATACAGATATATTAATAATAAAGAAAAAATTATTAGATTCTTATACATTTTGTATCACATATAAGATATTTTTAAAATTATCATCTAAATTATTAAAAGAATATAATCATAATAATAAACAAACAGAAATATTCGAATCAATCAAATTTGGAGATAATATTCGAAATCTAATCTAATTTTTTATTACTATTTTTTTCTTTAAATGTGATATAATCATAAGTGACTGAACTTATTATAGAACCAATAAATATAACAGGTGTATAAAATATTAATCTAAATAAATTAGTCATATTAAATATATAATATAACATTATCTTATAGATATAATAATATCTTTAAATATATATAAAGATATATTTATATATAAATAAATAAATTTGATTTAGATTTATTAAATTATAATAAATCTAGATGAATTTAAACTATGATGAAATCGTTAAAACATATTTCGATCAAAAAAATATCCTTGTTCAACATCAAATAAATTCATATGAAGAATATATTGATAAGATATTACCTAATATTGTATCTAATTATTTCCCAATTAATATAGAATTAAATACAGATAAAATAAAAAGTATATCATTAAATATTGTAAATGTTCATTTAGGTGAACCTATTACAACCGAAAATAATGGTTGTTCTAAATTATTAACACCTGAAATTGCAAGATTAAGAAATTATAATTATATGTCATCAATTATTGTAGATTTTGTATCAACAGTTACAATATATGAAAATGATACAATTATTAGACTAAAAGATAAAGAAATAATTAATATTGTTATTGGATATATACCTATCTTATTAAAATCAAAATATTGTGTATTAAATAATTCATTATATAATGAGTGTATTTATGATCACGGTGGATATTCTATTATTAATGGTAATGAAAAAGTTATTATTTCACAAGAAAGATGTGTTTATAATATCCCATTAGTGTTTAAAAATAATAAAGCATCAAGTAAATATTCACATATATGTGAAATAAGATCTGTTCCTGAAAAAGATTATTTCATGCCAAAAGTTTCATCAATCAAAATCACTAAAAAAGAAAATATTTATGAAAATGTTATTAAAGTTACATTACCACATCTTAAACAAGAAATTCCATTATTTGTATTATTCAAAGCATTAGGATGTATAACAGATAAAGAAATTATTCATTATATAATTGATAATAATAAATCAAATATAGATAAAATAATGATTAAAATATTATATTCTTCTATTCATGAAGCAAAAGATATTAATTCAGAACCGGAAGCATTTATATATATATCAAAATATATTAATAATGTTTCATATACATTAAGTGATGATAAAAAAATACAATATGTTAGAAATCATGTATTAAAAGATTATTTATCACATTTAGATACAGATCTTAAAAAATTATTCTTTACTGGTCATATGGTTAATAAATTATTAAGATGCTATTTAAATATATCAGAATTTGATGATAGAGATTCATATTTAAATAAAAGAATAGATTGTATCGGTCCATTATTAGGATCATTAACTCATCAATGTTTTAACAAAATATCCAAAGATATAAAAAATTACATTCAGAAAGAATTTAATACAGGAATCTGGAATATTAATCAAAATTATGAAGAAATTATTAATGATGTAAATATTCATAAGATTATTAAATCATCACATATTGAAAATAGTATTAAAAGTTCTATGGCAACCGGTAATTGGGGTCTTAAAATGAACTCAAGTAAACAAGGTGTTTCACAAGTATTAAATAGATTAAGTTATCTTAGTACTATATCACACCTTCGCAGAATTCAGACACCTAATTCAGATAATGGTAAATTAATTCCTCCTCGTAAATTGCACGCATCACATTGGGGATACGTTTGTCCTAGTGAAACACCTGAAGGACAATCTGTTGGTATAGTAAAAAATATATCTATGTCATGTGAAATTACTAATCAAATATCCTCAGAACCTATTAGACATTATATTAAAAAATATATTATCTTATTTGATGATTTTAATATTTATAATATGAATAAACATAATTATATCAAAGTATTCATTAATGGTGATTGGATTGGTTTCACCCAAAAATATAAACAATTATTAAGTGAGTTTAAATATCATAGAAATCATGGATTAATTCATATTCATGCATCAATATCATTTGATCAACTTAATAGAAGTATAAACATATTTACTGATTATGGAAGATTGACACGTCCCTTATTAAAAGTAAGGAATAATAAACTATTTTATAATAAAAAATATGAAGATAAACTTAAATCAAGTGAATATTCATGGATAGATCTAGTATCAAGTATTAGAAAATCAGATATTTGTCCGATTGAATATATTGATATATATGAATCTCAAAATATCTTATGTGCTACT